ATGCCTGAATATATTTATTCTGAAAATGATGTAAGAAAAATGTGGCAAAGGTCTTACAGTGAACAGATTGGAGTTGCACAAGCTAAATGTCTTGAAGCAATAGTCAGAACAGATGGCAAACTTGCGGTTTCTTTTAGCGGTGGAAAAGATTCAGCAGTACTGCTTTATTTAATGGCTGAAATGTGGTCAAGCAGCAGTCACAAAGATGAACCGTTACAAGTAATGTTCGCAAATACAACAAATGAATTTGCATGTATGCCTAAATATGTTGAATTTTATTGTAAATACATTGAACAAAAGTTCAGTATAAAGATAAATCTTCATGTTGTAAAAGGTGAAAAGAATTATTTTGAAGTTACTGATTCTGTTGGTATGCCGTTTGTGAGTAAGAAAGTATCAAGAATGATAAGGGATTGCAAGAAAATTCTTCATAATTTGGATTTGACCTATGCTGATATTAAGGACATATTACCACAGCACTACACAGAACAATATTATGATGAAATGCTTGCATCTGCTGAAAAATTACGCAAACTTGGTGTTTCAAATACGGTCATTTTGTACTTAACGAAGGTAACCAGTGAAAACAAGACAAGTCAGCAGCGTTTTCTTCCAGTACAGTACAGACCATTGATTGATGCACCTTTTGAGTTGTCGGAAGAATGTTGTAAACACTTGAAAAAAGACCCAATAAAATATGCAAGCAAGGAAATAGGTCATTTACTCCCTGTTGTTGGTGAAATGGCTTGCGATTCTAAAGATAGAATGAACGCATATCGTCAAACTGGATGCAATATGTTTGAAGGTAGCAGACCAAAATCAAAACCTTTAGGTGCTGCAACTGAACAGACTATTTTACATTTCATATATGATGAAAAAATACCTTGTTCACCTGTATATGGTGAGTGTGTTTATGACAAAGAAACCAATACATATAAGTTTACTGGTGAACAAAGAACCGGGTGCAAAATGTGCGGTTTTGGTCTGAAATTTGACCCTGAAAGATTTGTTAGATTACAAAAGTATGAACCAAACATTGTTACTTTTGCTTTTACAGCAAGAGAGAGAGGTGGTCTTGGATATACTGAAATCTGCAATTTCTTAAATGAACATTGTGGCATGAATATTGTAATACCAAAGATTGAACAAGGTTATTATGAGAAAAGAGCATTGCAATATGCAAAGAAAAGGGGTGAACATTAGTGAAGAAAATTGTGGCAGCTTGGATTGAACAGATTCTTGAATTTGACGGAAAACTTGAATACATGGCTTATGTTGAAGGTTTGAAGCAGAAAAAGCAGCGGTTCAAAGAAGTCAGTTTTGAACAGTTGGAATCAGGTCTTGTGAAGGTCAGAATCAGGAAACAGTACAATAACAATGCTTTCCCTGATGATTTAGAAGGTGGTGAAAAGAAAAATGACTAAAGGTAATTTATTAAGAGAAAAAATTGATGCTTGTGGTTTCAAGTTGGTTTTTGTCGCTAAACAGTTAGGTATTTCATATCAGGCATTTCTGAAAAAACTTAACAATGAAACAGAGTTTAAGACAAGTGAAGTTATGATATTAAAAGAATTACTTCACTTGACTGATGATGAAGTAATGGAAATTTTTTTTGGTCAAAATGTTGACTGACAATCCACAAAGAAAGGAAAGGTGATATAACATGAAATTCAGCGAAAAGTTGAAAAAGGCTATGCAACAGTTAGGAATCAATCAGGCACAGGTTGTTGGTCTGACAGGAAAAAGTAAAGGGTCAATCAGTATGTATCTGAATGATAGGACCGTACCGTCAGAAAAGGTTCAGAGTGATATTGCAGTATCACTTGGACTTGCACCTGACTATTTTGAACAGGAAGATGCACCAGTTGTTGCAATGCCGAAGGATGCAGTTGCAGAAGGTAAAATCAAGAAGATGCTGCCGGAAGAAGCAGCGGTTTTCCTTGGAATGGATAAGGGGACAGTGAGAAAAGGGTTGCAACAGGGGGTTTTCCCTTGGGGATACGCAGTCAAGACTTCTGAAAACCGTTGGGCGTACTTCATCAATGCAAGAAGATTTGCAGAAATTGAAGGCGTTGCAATATAGGAAAGTGAGGAATAAAGGCATGGAAGAAAAGAAAGCATTTGAAACCCCGGAAGTTCAGGAAGTTGTTCATGGGTTCAAAGTGTTCATACCTGATTGGACTTGTTCACCGAATGGTAACACCAAACAGTACACTTGCCCCGGTAAATTTGAGGAAGAAGGGGAACTTGATGTTTGCGGTCATGGTATGCACTTTTGTGAAAACGCTGCTGACTGCTTCAATTATTACGATTTTGACAGCAACAACAAGGTTGCAGAAGTCATTGCATACGGTACGGTTTTGAAAGAAGGGGACAAGTCCTGTACCGATAAACTGGAAATCGTGCGTGAAATCCCTTGGGATGAAGTGTTGCGTATCGTGAATACGGGAAAGAATTGCACAGGTCGCTGCAACACCGGGGACTGGAACACCGGGGACTGGAACACCGGGAACAGGAACACCGGGGACTGGAACACCGGGGACTGGAACAAATCTTCTTTCAATACAGGATGTTTTATGACAGAAGAACAGAAGATTATGTTCTTCAACAAACCTTCTGATTGGACTTATAACGATTGGTTACGCAGTGATGCAAGATACCTGTTGAACAGAATACCAAAGAATGTTGTTGAATGGATTTATTCAGAGGATATGACGGATGAAGAAAAAGCAGAGCATCCGACACACGAAACAACAGGCGGTTATCTCAAAGTGCTTGATGAATCTGATTGTGGTCAGTTATGGTGGGGCAGCTTGTCAGACCGTCAGAAGAATATCATCAAGGCGTTACCGAACTTTGACCCTGAAATCTTTGAACAGTGTACGGGTATCAATGTAAATGAGTAATTTGCATTTCATGCCCCATCAGGAAAAGGTCTTGAACCAAACCAAAGACTTCAACAGGGTTGCATATTACCTTGATATGGGACTGGGTAAAACCTTTGTGGGTGCTGAAAAAGTGTGGGAATTGAACAATGATGTGAACCTTGTCATCTGTCAGAAATCCAAGATAGATGACTGGGTGCAGCATTTCAAAGACCATTACCCTGATTATGAAGTATTTGACCTGACACACAAATCACAAGCAATCACTTTCAGGAACAGGATTGACACAAAGAGCATATACCACAGGGATGTTCAAATTATCGGTGTTATCAATTATGACCTGACTTTCAGGCGTGATTGGCTGCTGAAAATAAATGAATTTACCATGATGCTTGATGAATCAAGTCTAATTACAAATGAGAACGCAAAGCGTTCAAAATTTATTCTGAAAATGAAACCTGAAAGTGTTGTATTGCTTTCAGGTACACCGACAGCCGGGAAGTATGAACGGTTATGGTCACAGGTTCAGTTGCTTGGTTGGAACATCAATAAAAAAACCTTTTGGAACAGTTATGTTGATACCAAGTGGGTTGAAAATGGGGATGGTTTCAAACAGGAAGTGATTGTTGGCTATAAGAATGTTGAACACCTGAAAAAGAAACTGGCACAGTATGGTGCAGTATTTATGAAAACCAGTGAAGTTCTTGACCTTCCTGAACAGATTGAACAGAAGATTATGTTCAAGGTAACAAAGGAATACAAGTTTTTTATCAAAAACAGTTACCTATTGATTGATGATGACACTGAACTTGTCGGTGATAATAATTTGACCAAGACACTATATGCCCGGCAATTATGCGGTCAGTATCACAAGGAAAAACTGGAAGGATTCAGGGACTTGGTACAGTCAACGGAAGATAGGTTGATTGTGTTCTATAACTTCACCGCTGAATATGAAGCAATGAAAGCTATCGCAGAAGAACTTGAAAGACCTGTTTCAGTGGTTCGTGGTGGTGAGGATGACCGAACCGCTTATGAAGAATCTGACAACAGCATTACATTCATTCAGTATCAAGCGGGTGCAATGGGGGGTAACTTCCAAAAGGCGAACAAGGTTATTTATTTTACTTTGCCACTTGGAAAGGGGTCATGTGACCTTTGGGAACAATCAAAGAAGCGTATTCACCGAATAGGTCAGAATAACACTTGCTTTTATTATTACCTGTTGGTGAAAGGTAGCATTGAAGAAAAGAACCTTGCAGCATTGCAAGAAGGAAAGGAATTGACAGATGAACTATTCAAAGAATCTTAGAAAGGCAGCAATGGCGAAACGCATTATTGTATCATGGGTTATTGTTGCAGTTGTCTTTTCCTTGGTCGGTGGCTTGTCAGGATATGCCCTGAAAACTCATATAACCGCCAAGGACAGAGAAAAAGAAGAAATACATACAAGTGAACAGTCAAGCACAGAAACCCTTGTATATGGGGCGTATGATGAACGATGTTTTACAGAAGAAATTTCACTTGACTGGGGTGTTGGTGATTTGGATTTCAAACCGCTTGATTGCAAGATGCCGGAAGAACAACAGGAATTTGTATATTACTTGTGTTCAGGCTACAACTTGGATTTTACCCTTGTAATGGCGTTGATTCAGCATGAAAGCAGTTTTGACCCAAATGTGATAAGCAACACAAATGACTATGGATATATGCAGATTAACGCAATCAACCATGACTGGCTGACAGAAACCATCGGTGTCACTGATTACACAGACCCCTATCAAAATATCAGGGCGGGTGTATTCGTTCTTAGGAAACTGTTTGAACGCTATCAAGATACAAACATGGTGTTGATGGCGTATAACATGGGCGAAGATGGTGCTGCCCGGTTGTGGGATAAAGGTATTTATTCCACAGAATACACCGAAAAAATTATGAACTATCAGGAACAGTTCAATGACCAGTTAGGGGGTGATTAAATGGTTATAAAAAATGATGTTAGATATAGAATTGATACTCTTTTACGAATGGCAAATATAACAACAAGTGAGGAAAAAAGAAATCAGTATCTTTTATCTATCGAAGAACTTCTTTCTTGGGGTGACACAGAAAAAATTGATACTTTTGAAGTCCCGTTTGGAGATGAAGAAAAAATGAAAATTGTGAACGCTTTTGTTGACGATTATAAAGAATCAAATATATTGGGTAAAACAAATACCCAAGTATATGACGAATATGTGAGTTTTTGTAGTGATATAAAAAGCGAACCGTTATCAAAAATGTTATTCAGTAAATATTTGCGAAAAAGTACAGGTATTTATGCAATGCAGAAAAAGGTGGGAAAAAAGAATTTAAGGGTTTACACAACAGGTTAGAAGGTGATTGACTTGGGAAAGAAGTGGAAAGTTGTTGACGGTCATCCAAATTATGAGGTCAGCAGAATGGGACAGGTCAGGAACATCCGAACAGGTAACATACTTGCACCGTATGATGACGGAAGTGGTTATTTGCGGGTGAAACTGGATGGTGAAAATTGCAGACTTCACATATTGGTTGCAGTCGCACACGTTCCAAATCCTGACCCTGAAACAAAGAATATTGTGAACCACAAGCGGGGCAAAAAGCATGATTGCAGAGCATCACAACTTGAATGGGTAACACAGGCTGAAAATATTCAACACGCTTGGGACACAGGATTGTGCAAGCGTAAAAGAAGAAGGAAGGTGGTGGGATGACTTGCAAAGATTGCCAACATTACAGTCATTGTTTAGAAAGTTCAAGGGAATACCCTTGTAAGGATTTTAAGAAGAAAGAAGGTGAAACCAGTTGGCAGCAGAAAAGAACTTTGAAAACAAGGTCAAGACCTATCTGAAAAATTATGGCTGTTGGTTTCTCAAATACTGGGGCGGTGCATCCTACACCAAAAGCGGTATACCTGATTTATTGGTAAGTTCTGACGGTTTCTTCTTAGGTATTGAGGTCAAAGCAGACAAAGGTGAACCTTCTTTATTGCAGCTTTACAATCTAAGAAAAATCAGGGAATCAGGTGGGTATGGCATCTTGCTTTATCCGAAGGACTTTGAACAGTTCAAAAAGTTCAATGAAAACAAATCGAAACTTAACGCTTGGTATCTTGGGAATATCGAAGAACAAAAGCGTTGGGAAATAAAATTAAAAGGAGAATAAGAACATGGCAAAAAAGAAAGAAGAATCAGTTGCAACAGCATTATCAGATGCGATTGAAGAAGAAAACGCAAAGGAACTTGACAACAAGAAGTTTGTGGTTGACCGCTTACTTGCAACCAAGCGTGAAGGTATGGAAGGACTGGTTGAGTACATGGAAGAAATTGGTTTCTTCAATGCACCTTGCAGTGGTGGCAATCACTTATGTTGTGAGTTCGGTCTTGTGCATCACACCCGTAACGTGATGATGGCAGCAGAAAATATTGGTTATGCACTTCTTGGTAAAAACAAGTATACAGAAATCAGGGATTCAGTAATCATTGCAGCAGCATTACATGACCTTGGCAAGTGCGGTGATTACGGAAAGCAGATGTATGTACCTAACATTTTGAAGTCAGGAAAAGCATCTGAAGCCAAACCGTTCAAGCGTAACCAGGCGTTATTACCGATTGACCATGCAACCCGCAGTATTAAGTTAGCGACCCTTTTCATTGACCTGACGGAAGATGAAGAATTTGCTATCAGATACCATGATGGTCTGTATGAAACAGCCAACTATGGGGTAAAAGGCAACGAAACACCGTTGTACCTGATTCTGCATTATGCTGATTTATGGTCAAGCAGAGTAACAGAAGGATGCACAGATGAAGGTGGTGAAGAATAATGGCAAAAGCAAAAGTTATTATTGTTGCTGATGTTGATTCTTATTTTGCAGAAAATGAACAGGATGTAAAAGACAGTATTGTTGATTATTTTGCAATAGCAAATGAATCAGTAAATGAAAGTAATATTACACCTACAAATATTACAATATCAGATTTCAAAGAAAGTGAGGATGAATAATCATGGTAAACGAAAATCAGGGTAAAAAGTACAACCCCCGCCCGGTGTATAACCGTAAGTTGTTGCGTTCAGTGATTCGTGCGGGTGTTCAGAAGCAGTTTGGTCAGCACCATGTAAGTCGTAACATGGCAGCTAACTTTGAAAGGATAAGAAAGGAACAGGTGAGATAATATGGCACAGATGCTTTTGGTTATGGGTGAATCCGGCACTGGTAAAAGTACCAGTATGAGAAATTGTGACCCGGCAACAACCGCTGTTGTGAACCCGGTAGGTAAACCGTTACCGTTTAAGGGTAAGTTTGAAATGTTGAACAGTGAAACGGAATCACGCAAGATTTGCAAATTTATGAAGGAACAGGCAGCAGCCGGAAAGAAGCTGATTGTTGTTGATGACTTCCAGTATATTCTTTCTGTTCCGTACATGAACCGTATCAAAGAAAACGGTTGGGACAAGTGGAACGATTTCGGTGCAAATTACTTTGAAATTATTGAAGTATGTAAGGAACTGCCGGAAGATGTGGTTGTTGCTTATATGACCCACACAGAAACCCTTGACAACGGTGTAACAACAATCAAGCTGATTGGTAAACTGTTACGTGAGAAAATCACCATTGAGGGACTTTTCACAATCGTTCTTAGAACTGGTGTAAATGAAGGTAAGTATTACTTCTACACACAGAACAGTGGAAAGGACACAGTAAAGTCACCTATGGGAATGTTCCCGGCATACGCTATTGACAATGATTTGAACTATGTGGCTGATAAAATCCGCAACTTCTATGAAGTGGGGGAATATAAGACTGATGCAGAAATGGGTCAGGCTGATGCAGCAGTTGCAGCAGATATTGCAAAGCCGGATGCCAACGGAAGAAGGGCAAGGGGTGGCAAAGCATCCAAGACCATAACTGAAACAGCAACACCGCCACAGACTGCTGAACAGGATGCTGAACAGGATGCTGAACAGTCTGCTGAACCTGAAAAGGCTGCATCTACTGGCAGAAGTGGCAGAACACGCAAGGCAAGTGGTAAAACACATGATGAAGTAGTTGCAGAGAATCAGCAGAAAATGGCTGAATATCAGGAACAGGTTGAACGGGCGGTTGATGAAGCAACTAATGGTGCAGAAGAAGTGGATTTTAATACCTATTGTGAAATTGCTGACGGTATTCCACAGCCTGAATTTGAAACACCGCCAAGACGTACACGCAAGGAAAGACAGGCAAACGCTGAACAGTCTGCTGAACCTGAAACACTGGCAGAAGATACCTATTTCTACATTCCGGCAGATGACAACTATGTTATGAAGCACAAAGGGGATGTTGCCCCGGAAGGTGCAAAGGTCATCACCAAGGAAGAATTTGGTGAAGGTGTGAAGCGTTTGGCACAGGCTGGGAATCCGAAGCCTGAAAACCCGGTTGAAGGTGCAATGAACCCGCCTGAATCCGGCAGAAGAACACGCAGAACACAGGCACAGTCCGCAGAGCAGACACAGCCTGATTCTGAATCAGGTCAGGATGCTGAACCTGAACAGGAAACTGGAACACGTACACGCAGAACAAGAAGAACACGTTAAGAAAGATAGGTACAGAACATGAGTAATTCTAACAATCCGTTTGGTATTCCAAATGAAATATTTGATGCAATAGTTGCATCTGCAATCATGGGAAGTGTAGCACCGGGCATGAAGAAACCAAATCCTGATGCCGGGGTAAAGAAACCTTCACATCAGGAAGGTGCAAAAGCTGCAAAGGAAATTTATGATTCCTATGTTGAAGCGGGTTTCACAGATACACAGGCATTTGAACTGTTGAAAACAGTTCTGACAACTAAAAGAACATTATTCTAAGAAAGGTTAAAAAGGTGAAAAATTATGGCTATTGATTTCAGTGCATTTGACAACAAGGTTGATTTGGCAGCATTGCAGAAAGAGGTTGAAGAAGCAAAGGATGCGGACTTTGCCGATGTGCCGGATGGTAAGTATATCGTCAGCATTGAGAAGATGGAAATTAAGCTGACAAAGGCACAGGACAAGTTGATGTTTGCGGTTCAGTGCAAAATCAAGGAAGGTGAACAGGCAAACCGCATGATTTTCTTCAACAGGGCTATCAGCGGTAACAAGGTCAGCGAAACATGGAATGATGGAAGGGCAATCAAATCTGTCTGCACATGGGTCAATGAATTGCTTGGTGAAGATGAAGCACCTGTTGAGTTTATCAACTATCAGGATTTTGCAGACCAGATTCTTGATGTGTTCCAGTCCATTCAGAACAACATCGAAGTTGAAGTTACCTATGCAGCAAGCAAGTTCAACCCTATCACCATCAATGAGGTTTTTGACCTGTAAAAATTTTTGTTGCAATGTGGATTGATAGTCCACATAATAGAATCAGGCGGTGGTTGGGCACACCTTCCACCGCTATTTTCAGAAAGGGTGAACAGTAGTGATATTTTACGATTTTGAGGTTTTCAAGGAAGATTGGCTTGCAGTTTTCATTGATGTGACCCGTAAAACAGAACAGGTAATAGTAAATAACCCTGACGAATTAAAAGCCTTATATGAAGCAAATACAAGCAATATATGGGTAGGTTTTAATAACCGCCACTATGACCAGTACATTATGAAAGGTATTCTGTTGGGGATGAACCCAAAAAGAATCAATGACTGGATAATTTTAGAAAAAAGGGAAGGGTGGCAGTTTTCGTCAGTGTTCAACAAAGTACCGATGACAAACTATGATGTAATGCCAAACCCCCCAGTTGGATTGAAAACAATGGAAGGTTTTCTTGGTTCAAACATCAAGGAAACTGGTGTTCCTTTTGATATAAATAGAAAACTGACCAAGGCTGAAATTGAAGAAACAATCAAGTATTGTCGGCATGATGTGGAACAGACAATCAAGATTTTCCTTGAAAAAATAGATGAATTTAATGCGATGCATGGAATTGTTCAGGCTTTTCCGAACATGGTCAGCCTGTCAAACATAGGCGACAGTGAAGCAAGAATCACAGCAAAAGTCCTTGGATGTGTGAAACAGGACTTCAAGGATGAATTTGATTATTTCTTTTTACCCTGTTTAAGGCTGAACAAATACAAATATGTTCAGGATTGGTTTGAAGAAAAGAAAAAAGAAGCCTTGGCTATGGATTTACAGAATTGTGACAAATACGATAAAAAACTATGGTACAAGTCACAGAATCTTGAAACTATTGTTGCGGGTATACCACATTCATTTGGTTTTGGCGGTTTGCATGGTGCAGCAGATACGCCAATACATAAGACCGGGCAGATTCTTCATGTAGATGTAAATAATTATTACCCTTCAATGCTGATTGCTTGGGGACTGGTCACAAGGGCAGCTACTAATGACAATTATCATTTGGTATACAACACAAGAAAGTCAATGAAAGCAAAACAAATTGCTGCTGCAAAATCCGGCAATAAGGCAGAAGCTAAAAACTGGAAGAAAGCACAGTTACCATATAAGAAAATGCTGAACGCACTTTCAGGTGGTATGAAGGATGAAACAAACCCGGCGTATGACCCAAGAAATAATAACTGTATGTGCATCAATGGTCAGCTTATGTTGCTTGACCTGATTGAACACCTTGAAGCAGTACCGGGATTTGAATTGATTCAGTCAAATACCGATGGTCTGATTATTTGGATTCCTGACACTGATGAAGCCTTTGAAATGGTGGATGATATTTGTTGGGAGTGGGAACAGCGTTGTTCAACAGACCAGTGTTCAATTCTTCTTGAACTGGATAATATTTCAGAAATTTATCAGAAGGATGTGAACAATTACCTTTGGGTTGGTGCTGATGGAAGTGTTGAAAGAATCGGTGCTTATGTGAAGGAATTGTCTGCAACAGATAATGACCTTCCTATTCTGAACAAAGCACTGGTTGAATACATGGTACATAAGACACCAGTGGAACAGACCATCAATCAGTGTGATGACCTGATTATGTTTCAGAAAATTGTTAAGCTGTCAGAAAAATATGATTGGGTGGAGCATGAGCATTGCACACCAGTTATCACTAAGACAGGAAAACGGGTCATCAAAGAAGTATATGAATACCCTGAAAAGGTCAAATACAGTTATAAGTCATACAGGGTATTTGCTTCAAATAGTCAGGATGATGGGCGGTTACTGAAAAGAAAAAGAGTGAAAACAAAAGGTGAAAAATTTGGAAATACCCCTGACCACTGTTTCATTTGCAATGATGATGTGTGTGGGGTTAAAACACCGCAAACCCTTGATAAAGGTTGGTATATAGATTTAGCAAAGAAACGATTGAAGCAATTTGGCATTGTAGCATGATGCCGGGAAAGGAAGGTCTGAATGGATTTAGAAATCAAGTATGAACATGGTTCAATGGTCATTCACCTTGAAAATTTTCTTGATTGCCGGAACATTTCAAAGGTCAAAAAACTGGTCAAGATAATCAGGAACAGTTTCACACCTGAATGTGAAGATAAAATCAGGGAATATGTTGAACAGGAAATTGAACAGTTTGAACCGAAGCAACAGGAAAATCAAAGGTATATCATAGGATATACAGAAAAAGTGAAGTTCTGTCAAAAGCAGTTAGACAACGCATTGTATAATCGCAACCAATACAAGAAATCAACACCGCTGCATAAGTCTGACGGGTGGGAACATTACAATTCGTATGTCAAACAGTTCCGTCAGGAAATGCGGGAAATAAAAGCACTGTTACGTTCCCGGCAGTCTGATTTTGATAAAAATATCAGGAATAAGGAATTTTACAAGAAAGTGTTGCAAATTATCACATAAGGTAGGTGAAAAAGATGCTTTACAAAGGTTATGTTGAAACCAAGGGTAAACAGAGCATTGAAAAGTTAAAAAACAGAACCAAGTGGAAAACCTATGAGGAAGTAAAAAACCTTAGTGGGTTTGGTGGAGTATTGGCAGATGACACCATCCTTATTGATATTGACGATTCTGAACAGTCTGAAATTTTAATGAATATCGTTGAGGATTTGCAGCTTGATTGTAAAGTCCTTTGCACAAGTAGGGGTAAACATTTTCTATTCAAAAACCACACCATAGCAAGGAACAGGACACACGTGCAACTTGCTGTTGGTCTGACTGCTGATATTAAGGTCGGAAGTAAGTTGTCTTATGAAGTTATCAAGATTGATGGTGAAGAACGGTTTTGTGAATGGGATATTGAAGAAGGTGGAAAGTATCAGGAAGTTCCAAAGTGGTTGTTCCCGGTCAAGGCAACTGCTGAATTTGTGGATATGGATGCCGGGGATGGAAGAAATCAGGCATTGTTCAATTATATCCTGACCCTGACAGCAAATGATTTCACAGTCGATGAAACAAGGGAATGTATCAGGATTCTGAACAAGTTTGTTCTGAAAGAACCGCTGTCTGATGAAGAACTGGAAGTGATTCTTAGGGATGAAGCATTTCAGAAACCAGTGTTTTTCATGGGGTCAACATTCCTGTTTGACAAGTTCGCAGTTTATATGAAGAACACCGCCCATGTGGTCAAAATCAATGGTCAGTTACATATATACAAAGATGGTATTTATACCAACGGGTACAAGGAAATTGAATCTGATATGATTCAGTACATCCCAAACCTGAAAAAGATGCAACGCCGGGAAGTGCTTGACTATATGGAATTGATTGTTGAAGAAAAGGAACAGTCAGATGCAAACCTGATTGCTTTCAATAATGGCATATATGACCTTGTAACCGGGGAACTGAAACCATTCAGCACTGACATTGTAATCACGAACAAAATACCTTGGGACTATAACCCGGATGCTTATTTTGAACTGGCAGACAAGACCCTGAACAAACTTGCTTGTGATGATGCAGCAATCAGGGCATTGTTGGAAGAATGTATTGGCTATTGCTTTTACAGAAGAAATGAACTGGGAAAGGCTTTCATTCTGACTGGTGACAAAAACAACGGTAAAAGTACCTTCTTGGATATAGTGAAAACAATCCTTGGTGATAAGAATATTTCAGCACTGGATTTGAAAGAACTTGGTGATAGGTTCAATACTTCAATGATGTTCGGAAAAATGGCAAACATCGGTGATGATATAGGGGATGATTTTCTTCAAGGTTCACAGGTCAGTATCTTCAAAAAGATTGTTACTGGTAACAGAATCAAAGCAGAGCGGAAAGGACAAGACCCTTTTGAGTTCAACCCGTTCATTAAACTTTTGTTCAGTGCAAATGATATACCAAGAATGAAGGACAAGACCGGGGCGGTGCTTAGGCGTTTGGTTATTATTCCATTCAATGCCCGCTTTTCAAAATACTTGCCGGATGGTGTGACCATTGACCCTGATTTTGACCCATTCATCAAGTACAAGCTGATTCAGAAGGAAAGCATCGAATACCTTATCAAGTTAGGTGTGGAAGGTCTGAAAAGGGTCATAACCAATAATGAATTTACCAAGTCAGAAAAGGTTCAGGGTCAGTTGGATGAATATGAAGAAGAAAACAATCCTATCATTGCATTTATTGCAGATTGTGGTGTTGACATGATTGAAAATGAACCAACGAATGAAGTATACAAGCGGTATCAGGTATTTTGTGCTGAAAATAGTATGCAACCTATGTCAAACATTGTATTCAGTAAGCAGATAAATAAAAGGCTTGATTTAGAAATTAGTATTGTCAAACTGAATGGTCAGACAAGAAGAATATTCAAAAAGAGATAATTTTTTTGTATTCGTGTGGATTATAAATCAACAGAAAGGTAAGGTGCAGAATGTGTCAGAGAAAATACAAATACTTGAATTATTTGGCGGTATAGGTTCACCAAGGGTAGCACTTAGAAACATAGGTGTTCCAATAAAATCTATTGATTATGTGGAAATTGATGAAAAAGCAGTCAGGTCATACAATGCAATGTTTGAAAAAGAACTTGACCATTCACCGCAAACAGTTGTGGGATGGAATCTTCAACCTGACATTTTAATTCATGGTTCACCTTGTCAGGATTTTAGTATTGCCGGGCATCAGGGAAAAGCAACAGCAGCAGAAGGAAGAATCAACAAAGGAAAAGGTGCAGATGAAGGTTCAGGAACAAGGTCATCTTTGATGTGGGAAACAGTTCATATCATTGAACAGATGGGTGAGTGGAAACCAACCGTTGTTATTTGGGAAAATGTGAAAAATGTACTATCTAAACACATGGTTCATAATTTCAATCGTTATCTGTCTTATATGGAAATGTTGGGGTATTCAAATAGTTATCGTGTTTTAGATGCACGTGATTATGGAATACCACAGGCAAGGGAGAGGTGTTTCACTGTATCAGTTCTTGGGTCTGAACCGTTCAATTTTGACCTAATGCAGAAAAGACCAATGCAGAACATAAATGATTTTCTTGAAACTGGTGAAATTCCTGATTGCTATATGGTTACACAACCAAGTGTGTATAAGGCTATCGGAAAAAAGGGAATCAGGCGGGCAACCGTCATTGAAAATTATGCAAATACAATCACCACAAGACAGGATAGAACCCCGGCACAAGTCATTGACCTTGGTGGTGGAAGGTACAGGTATTTGACAGAACTGGAATGTTGGCGGTTGATGGGGTATTCAGATGATGATTTCTATGCAGCAGAATCAACTTGCAAAGTAGAGCATGGGAAAATGAACCGCACACTATACCATCAAGCCGGAAATTCCATAGTAGTCACTATTTTTGAAGCAATGTTTGAAGCAATGATTAAATGCGGAATTATAGAAAGGAAGGTTACAGACAAGTGAAAGGTGGAAGAAACATTGAAGGTTATGCTGACCCAACTGCATCTATTGCAGTAGGTCAGGTGAGCCGGGAAGAAAGTGAAGCTGACAAACGTGCTTATGATTTGGTGAAGGTGTTGAAGTTCATCATTCGTTCATGCGGTTTTGAACTGATTGAACGAATACAGTTAAAAGATACCAAGTCAGGAAGGGAGTACAAATAGATGAAAATAAGAAAGGTGTCAAGTGTGTCAGTGCAGATTTCAAAGTTTTCTGAAAAGGTCGAAGAAAGTACGACAATCAATGTTCCTTGGAAGGAAAGATTTAGAATCCTGTTATTTGGAAAGCTGCACATCAGGATTCAGAAGTTACCGATGATGACATTCACAGCCAAGAAGATGAAAGTGGTGAATCCTGATGAAGCTGATTGAAAACAATTCAGGTATGTTTCCGGGTGAAACGTGTCATGTTCCTGTATGCAGTGTATGTGGATGCAAGAAATTGTATCATCAGGAAACAGGTAAATTGTTAAGACTGAACCAATGCCCGCAATGCGGTCACAAAATAAAATGGAACAACCAAAGAAAGGTAAAAGGTGGTAGTGATGGAAAATAAAATTATGCAGTTACTTATGGAAAAAGGTGAAGTTTCAATGAACAATGACATTTTCCCTATTCTGTTTGAAGAATTTGGAAATGCACCGCTGAATGAACAGACCTATGCAATGGCAAGTGATTTCATATCACAACAGTTGTATGCAGTATATGCAGCCGGAATCAATGTTGTTTGCATACCGCAGTTCATGGGAATACCGCAGACAGGTACATTATTTGTGAATGATATTGTGTATAAGGTTGTAAAGTAGTGGTTGTGTAACTGTTGGTAACGGTTGGTTACTGTTATAAGTTACGGTTGAAACACTTGTAAATATTGGCTGTTACGGTTGGTTACGGTTGAAAGTAAATTCTTTATAATAAATTATTTTTTTTATATCAATATGAATTATAAAAAATAAAAATATAGAGTATAAGGCGTAAACCGTAACCGTAACATACCGTAACCAGTAGAAAAATAAAGCGTTTTATGATTATACGGTTACACTTAGAACCGTAACCATGAAAGGATGTGTGATAGATGAATGATAAAAAATTGACTGCAAAGCAGTATTTAGACCAGTTACGGGTCATTGATACGAAAATCAATCAGAAAATGGAAGAACTTGCTGACCTGATAACTGCTGCAACCAGTACCGGGGCAATAGATTATTCAAAGGACAGAGTGCAGACCAGTCCACAGAACGCACAGGAAAATAGAATCTGCAAGTATGTTGACCTTGATGCTGAAATCAACAGGGAAATTGATGAATTTGTTGATATAAAGCACAGGGTTACAAAGGAAATTCAGGAATTGAATGTTGATTATTACATCAAGATTCTGTTCAAGGTATATGTGCAGTATAAAACAGTGAAGGATGCAGCGAATGAAATAGGTCTGTCATATCAGTATGTGCGTGACCTACATAAAAAGGCATTGAAAGCCTTTGAAGAACTGCATACTGATTTGCATTATCTGACATAGAACCTACAACAGTATGTAAAAATCATACAAAATTCATACAGTTATCAATATTGATTTCACCGAATATAGCGTGTATAGTAAATGGTGAAAATTTAGGGTTACAAATAACCGTTTAGGTTATTTGTAATCTTATTTTTTGCAAAATTTTTTGCCAAATACTGACCCCTGAAAGGTGCTAAAAACTCCTACTTTCAGGGGTTTTTGATTAGATTTTTGAAGGAAAGAAGGTGTTGTTGATGGCAAAAAAGGCAAAATTAACTGAAAAGCAGCAGCGTTTTGTTGATGAATACCTTATTGACCTGAACGCAACACAGGCTGCTATTCGTGCGGGATATTCAGTAAAAACAGCCAATGAACAGGGTAGTCAAAACTTAGCAAAACTTAGTATTCAACAGGCTATTGCTGAACAGATGGCAGAACGGTCAAAAAGAACAGGTATCAATCAGGACAGGGTTGTTTTAGAACTTGCAAAGATTGCACTTGTGAAAATGACTGATATTGTTGACAGTCAGGGCAGAATCAAATCAGATGCTTCACCTGATGACCTTGCTTGTATCGAATCTGTAAAGTACAAGGAATCTGAAAGTGATACCGGGTCAAGCGTTGAAAGGGAAGTCAAGATTGCTTCTAAACTGAAAGCACTGGAACTGTTAGGTAGGCATTTGGGTATGTGGAATGACAAACTGGATGTGAATATTACACAGCCTATTGTCATCACTGGTGAAGATGCCCTTGAAGATTAAGGTGGTGATTTCCTATGGTGAAGAATAGGATTTCATCACAGTATGTTTTTGGTTATCAGAAGTTTATTCTGTACCCGGAAGATTACAAGGTTCAGAAAAGCGGAAAGAAAAAGGTTTCACTTCCTGAATTAGTCGGCAAGGGTTATGGTACTTTTTGGCGTTGGAAGGGCAGATATAGAGTATGTAAGGGTTCACGTGCATCCAAGAAGTCAAAGACAACTGCACTTTGGTATATCACCAACATAATGAAATACCCGGATGCAAACGCCCTTGTTGTCAGGAAGACATTCAGAACACTGAAAGATTCCTGTTTCACTGAATTGAAATGGGCGATTCACCGTCTTGGTGTTGATGCCTTTTGGGAAATCAAGGAATCACCGCTTGAAATGACCTATAAACCGACAGGTCAGAAGATTTATTTCAGGGGACTTGATGACCCACTGAAAGTAACATCCATCACAGTTGATGTTGGCTGCTTGTGTTGGATGTGGATTGAAGAAGCGTATGAAATCAGTTCAGAAGATGATTTCAATATGCTTGATGAATCAATTCGTGGTGCAGTGCCGGAAGGTTCAGGTTTGTTCAAACAGATAACCTTGACTTTGAACCCTTGGAATGAACACCACTGGATAAAGAAACGCTTTTTCGACAACCCGGATGATGAAACCCTTGCAATGACAACCAACTATAAGTGCAATGAATGGTTGGATGCTGCTGACTTAAAGGTTTTTGAAACCATGAGAAAGCAGAACCCAAGGCGTTACAAAGTGGCGGGTCTTGGTGACTGGGGTATTGTTGACGGTCTTGTATATGAGAACTGGGAAGAAAAGGCGTTCAGTATTGATGAAGTCAAGGCAATAAAAGGGGTCAAGTCAGTATTTGGTCTTGACTTTGGTTATACAAATGACCCCAGTGCTTTGTTTTGTGGGTTTATTGACCAAGCAAGCAAAACCATTTGGGTTTTCGATGAAATGTATAAACCCGGCATGAGTAATGAAGCTATTGCTGATGAAGTGCAGCGGATGGGTTATGTGAAAGAAAAGGTAACCGCTGATTCTGCTGAACCAAAGAGTATTGACCGATTGCGTGAACTGGGACTGAAAGGAATCAGGAAAGCAAGGAAGGGCAAGGACAGCATCAACAACGGTATTGACTTCATTCAGGACTATCACATTATTGTGCATCCAAGGTGTGTGAACTTCATCACTGAAATAAGTAACTACACTTGGGACACAGACACAAAGACAGGTAAGAAGCTGAACAGACCGATTGATGACTTCAATCATCTGATGGATGCAATGCGTTATGCTATTGAAAGCCTTATTAAAGGTGATGCGTTCAGTTTTGAATAAAAGAAACAAATTAGTAACACAGACCCTTGGAAACATAGCGTTTTCAGTGGTTTTGATTATATTATGCAATGAAAGGGGTGAATGAACCAAGATGTTCAGCAACCTAATTGACACACTGACTTTGAAGGTCAGCAATTTCATATTACAGGGTGTTCATTCAAGGATGACTGACCGGGAATTTCTTGAAAAGGAAATTTCCAAGTGGAAATGTTCACCCCAAAGAATCATGCAGATTAAGGGTTCACTGTATTATGACAATGAACACGATATTTTGAAGCGTAAGCGTACAATGATAGGTGAAAACGGTGAACTGCAAGTTGTTGAAAACTTGCCAAACAATAGGGTCATTGATAATCAGTATGCAAAGATGGTCAATCAGAAAGCAAATTATCTGTTCGGTCAGCCTTTTGCGATAGAAACAGAAAATGACCAGTACGCTGAACTTTTGAAAAAAGTGTTCAATAAGCGTTTTATGAAAACAGTGAAAAACAGTGGCAAGGCTGCATATAACAACGGTATCTGTTGGTTGTACCCTTATTACACTGAATCAGGGGAATTTTCTTTCAGGTTATTTCCCGGTTATGAAATATTACCGTTTTGGAAGGACAACGAACACACCATTTTAGACTTTGCTGTCAGGTTGTATTTGGTGATTGGCTATGAAGGTACAATTCCAAAGGTAATTGAAAAGGTCGAAGTTTATGATATGGATGGTGTTCACAAGTTCATTCTTGACAGGGGTACACTAATACCTGACCTTGCAAATGAAGGGGAATCTGATTGTTACCATGTGACAATGACCGATGAAAAAGGGAATGTAACAGGGTTCAACTGGTCAAGAATCCCACTGATACCACTGAAAGCAAATGAACAGGAAACACCGCTGTTGAAGAAAATCAAGTCATTACAGGATGGTATCAATGTGATGCTGTCTGACTTTGAAAACAATATGCAAGAGGACGCAAGGAATACCATTTTGGTATTGAAGAACTATGACGGTACTAATTTAGGTGAGTTTAGAAAGAACCTTGCAACATATGGTGCAGTAAAGGTCAGATATGACGGTGACACAAAGGGCGGTGTTGAAACCCTTGAAATCACAGTCAATGCGGAAAACTACAAAGCTATTATTGAGATATTCAAGAAAGCCTTGATTGAAAATGCAATGGGTTATGATGCCAAGGATGACAGGCTTTCAGGAAATCCAAACCAAATGAACATTCAATCAATGTATTCTGACATTGACATTGATGCAAACGATACTGAAACAGAGTATCAGGCAGCCTTTGAAGAAATACTTTGGTTCGTGAACGCACATCTTGCGAACACAGGACAGGGGAACTTTGAAGGTGAAGAAGTAAATGTCATCTTCAACAGAGATATTCTGATAAATGAATCAGAAGCTATTGATAATTGTCAGAAGTCAGTTGGAATCCTGTCTGATGAAACTATCATTGGTCAGCATCCTTGGGTGGATGACCCGCAGAAAGAATTGGAACGGTTGGAACAGCAGAAACAAAAGGAACAGGAAGAAATGCTTTCCCAGTACAATCCTTTTGGTCAGCAGAATCCGGCAAATCCGAACCAAGGCAATCAGGGCGGTGGTGTAGAAGATGAAGAATAGTGAATACTGGAAAAAAAGGTTTGAACTGCTTGAACAATCACAGAATCAGCAAGGGTTACAGTGCTATGCTGATATTGAAAAGCAGTACAGACAGGCACAGAAGCAGATTGAAGGTCAAATTGCTGCATGGTATCAGCGTTTTGCAAAAAATAACGGTATTACACTGGCAGATGCCCGGAAAATGTTGACCAGTAAAGAACTGGAAGAATTGAAATGGGATATAAACCAGTATATTCAGTATGGTGAAGAAAATGCAATCAATGGTACTTGGGTGAAACAGCTTGAAAATGCTTCTGCCCGGTATCACATAAGCAGACTTGAAGCCTTGAAGCTGCAAACACAGCAGAGCATTGAAGCAATGTTTGGGAATCAGCTTGACAGTATTGATTCTGCAATGCGGAACATATACACATCAGGCTATTACCGAACAGCTTTTGAAATTCAGAAGGGCGTTGGTGTTGGTTGGGATTTTGCCACACTGGATGAAAAGCAGATTTCAAAGATTATCAACAAGCCTTGGGCGGTCGATGGAAAGAACTTTTCTGAAAGGGTTTGGGGCAACCGTCAAAAACTGGTCAATGAACTGAACACTGAACTGACCCGTAATATTATTTTAGGACAAGACCCACAAAAGGCTATTGATGCGATTGCCCGGAAAATGAACACTTCAAAAACTGCTGCCGGGCGATTGGTTATGACAGAAGAAGCCTTTTTCAGTTCAGCAGCACAAAAGGACTGCTTTGCTGAACTGGATGTTGAGCAGTTTGAAATTGTGGCAACGCTTGATTCACACACTTCTGATATTTGCCGGGAAATGGATGGAAAGCATTTTCCTATGTCACAATGGGAAGTTGGTGTTACTGCACCGCCTTTTCATGTGTGGTGTAGGTCAACCACTGTTCCATTCTTTGATGATGAATTTGACAGTGTTGGTGAACGTGCTGCAAGGGATGCGAACGGAAAAACTTATTATGTACCCGCTGATATGACCTATGAAGAATGGTCAAAGAAGTTTGTAAAATCTGTACCTTTGGAAGATATACGAACACCAGTTGATATTGATTTTGATGTATCAGTCAGTGGTTACAAAGGTATTCAGGGTGGTTGTACTGTTAAGTCGGGCGGTGAAAAATACGGTCAGGAAGTAAAGATTGTTTCCCTGAATAAACGTAACACCACTGAATGGGATGAACTGCCCGCTGAAATGAAAACCCAGTTGCAATATACATCAATGGGAAATAAACCGTTCCATCTTGCAAAGGGTGATTATGAAGTACAAAGGTATGTTGAAGGTTCACTTGAAAATGCTGAAAGGGATGAAATTGCAAAGGTACTTGGCGGTGATTATCTTGGTTTTGCATTTCAGAATAAGAACGGTCAACCGCTTTTCATTGACTTCTACCAAAAAGGTGATGATGTTTTCTATTCCATAGGTAAGGCACAAGTGAATAAAACAATCAAAGACAGTTCACTGGAAATGATTGAAAAGGTTGCCACTGAAAGGGAAAAATTGATTATAGAAAATATTGGTGACGGTATGACAAAAGAATTATCAGTCAGAAGTGGTGATGAATGGGTTTCAGCAATGAAAGAATTTCATCGTTCGATACAGGCTGATGGTTTACCGACAATTCTATCTGATGCAGATTATGATGCAGTACAGTCCCCTGTTTTGTATCGTGGTATTGCACCACAGTCCCGGTTGCGTAGTGATATTACAACAACTTCTACCACAAAGGAAATGGCAGATGAATTTTTCAATAGTGATTCACCGTTTCCTTCACGTGGCGTTTATGGTGACGGTGTTGCTTATGCTTCACCCGCTTATCATCAAATAGCATTGAATTATGCAACTAATGGTGGTAAACAGATGCACGGTGGTGTTATAATAGAATTTAAACTAAAATCTGATGCCAAGGTCATCACATATGAGGATGCCCTTGATGTATTCAGGAAAATGTCACAGACTGGTAATAGTAAATTGTTATTCAATCCAAGGCAACAAAAGGCAGCCAATAAAGAAGTAGGCAAGGCAATGAACGCACTTGGTTATGATGCAATTATCAAACACAACGGTGACAACACTGGTCAGGATTTCTATGTTATTCTGAACCGTGCAGCATTGGTTACAAAGAAAAAGTACATCACAAAACAATTATGATTGGCGGTGGAATTATGAAGATGAACAAACAGGACTTCAATGCGGGTTCACCTTATAGCAGTTGGTTGAAGGAAGAACTGGTTGGTGAAGTCACAAATCATTTATACGGTATGAAAAACCGTGGATTGATTAAAAAGTATAAGATTTATGTTGATGATGAAACTGAAAATGTCATCATGGGAATTACCAAGTTGGATGATTTGCCGGATGACCTGAAAAAAGTTGCAGTTGACATTATTAGAATGGAACTGGATAAAAGTTTCAAAGGATGATATAAACACCGTCATTTAGGCGGTGTTTTTTCATACCTTAACAAGTTATCAAGTGAATGAAAATAATTGAAATATGACCGTTATATGAGGTCAGAAAGGGGGTTCACAGGTACATGAAAATCAAGACTTAAAGAAAGGGTATGGTGGTCTGAAAATTATCTCCCGGTCACAGGGTCAGAGTGACACAGAAAGGCATCCGGCAACGGGTGCTTTTCTATTTGTCGGAGTTGGTCAAGACGTAAAACCGCAACAACCAAACAATCATGTGGGAGTTACCCCGTATAAAAACGTATTTGAAAGGATGGTGTCATTATGACAAGAAAACAGTTAGAAGATTTAGGACTTTCCAAGGAACAGGTTGACAGCATTATGAAAATCAATGGTGATGACATTGAAAATGCAAAATCTGCATCCGCTGCTGAAATCAAGAATTTACAGACAGAGGTTGACGGACTGAAAACACAGGTGTCTGACAGGGACAAACAGCTTGAAACCCTGAAAGCATCAGCCGGGGACAATGAAGCCCTGACAAAGCAGATTGCAGACTTACAGGCTGAAAATACCAAAGCCAAGGAAACACATGAATCTGAAATGACCCAGTTGAAGGTTGATTTTGCGGTTGAGAAAGCATTGACCGGGGCAAATGCAAAGAACATCAAGGCAGTTAAGGCACTTTTAGACCTGACGGATGCCAAACTTGACAAAGATGGTAATGTCAAGGGGTTATCTGAACAGATTGAAAAGCTGACCACTGGTGAAGATACAAAGTTCTTATTCGATGCACCGCAGCAGAAACAGCAGCAGACATTCAAAGGCTTTCAGCCGGGGGCATCTGCACAGCAGAAGCCGGAAACAGAGGTTGATACCTCAAAAATGAACTATGATGAATTATGTGCCTACTTAGCGGAAAATCCTGATGCTAAGTTAGAGTAAAAGAAAGGAAAGGTGAAAAAGAATGGCGAACGATAAGTTTGATTCTAAGAGTTTTAACCCGCAGGCTTTCAAGTATATGGTCGGCAGAGTTCCGAACCTTCATATGCACGAAATCAAGAAGTCAAAAGCACTGGCGGGAAATCCTGACATTAAGGATGTGTTCAGTACACAGAACGGTACAAGTTACGCAAGAATTGCAATGCGTGGCCTGTTAGATGGTGATGCAGTCAACTATGACGGTCAGACAGACATTGAAGCAACAAGCACAAAGACCTTTGAACAGGGTGTTGTTGTGGTTGGTCGTGCTAAGGCATGGAAAGAAAAAGATTTCAGCTATGACATTACTGGCGGTGTTGACTTCATGCAGAATATCGCAAATCAGGTTGGTGATTACTGGGATGGTATTGACCAGAGTACCATTCTTGCGATTCTTGACGGTATCTTTGCAATGACAGGTGCAAAGAACCTTGAATTTGTCAACAACCACACCTATGACATTACTGAAAAGGTTGACGGTAAAGTTTCCGCAACCACACTGAACAGTGCAGCAAACAAGGCTTGTGGTGCGAACAAGAAGAAGTTCACACTGGTGTTCATGCACAGTGATGTTTCAACAAACCTTGAAAACCTGAACCTTGTAACGCACCTGAAATATACAGATGCACAGGGTATTCAGAAAGACCTTGACCTGTATACATGGAATGGTAAGTTGGTTGTCATTGATGACGATTTACCGACTGTTGCACAGGAAGGTTTCTATATCAAGGCAAAGTCCACTGATGAAGGTGCAGTTGAGGTTGTGGCAAATGATGCAACGCCTACTGCAAAACAGGTCAAGTTGGAAGATGTGACACCTGTTGCAGACAGCTACACAACCCCGGCTGTTGGTGATTATGTGGTATTTGTGGATGCGTTCACAGAGTACACAACCTATGTTATGGGTAACGGTGCATTTTCTTATGAGGATATTGGTGCAAAAGTTCCGTATGCTATGGCAAGGGATGAAAAAACAGATGGTGGTGTTGACCTTCTGTATACCCGTCAGAGAAAGGTATTTTCACCTTTTGGTATCTCTTATGAGAAAAAGTCACAGGCAACGCTTTCACCTACTGATGCAGAGTTGAAGAACGGTGAAAACTGGTCACTGGTACATTCCGGGGAATCAGTTGCAGCAAACCGCAGCTATATCAACCACAAGGCAATTCCGATTGCCCGCATTATTTCAAGGGGATAATCTGAAAGGGTGGTTGCTATGTTTGATACTAATGCAGTAAAAGACAGGCTGAAATCTTTTGGTTATGAGGTCAAGGCAGATGATGAATTTGCCTTGACCTTTTGCGTTGAGAAAGTACGCAGCACTATCAAAAATGAAATCAACTGGCAAGATGTGCCGGAAGGACTGGAACACATTGCTGTTGATATGGCAGCGGGTGAATTTCTTCTTTCCAAGAAAACCTTTGCACCAAATGACCTTGTTGGGTTTGATTTAGATTATGCAGTGAAGCAGATTCAAACAGGTGACACCAACACCGTTTTTGCAACTGGTGAAGGTAGCTTGACACCTGAACAAAGGCTGACCACCTTCATCAATTACCTTTTATCCTATGGAAAGGCTGAATTTAATTCATTTAGGCGAATCCGATGGTAAACGCAATTCAGGCAGCACAAAAGGCTGCAAGAAAGGCTATTGAAGCAACCTATTTTGGTACTTTGACAGTCACAGAAAGGAAAAAGGAAAAAGATGAAAGGTCGAAGCTGACAAAAGATGTTGAAGTGGTTGTTTTGGAAAATCAACCATGTAAATTGTCATTTGAAAAACTGCAAACTGCTATTCAGTCAGATTCAGCAGCAACCATCACACAGGTGACGAAATTATTTGTTTCCCCTGATATTTCAATCAATGCGGGTTCAAAAATCACTGTATCACAGGATAATGTGACTACTGATTACACTTGCAGCGGTGTCCCGGCAATATATCCGACACATCAGGAAATTATTCTTGAATTGTTCAAGGACTTTGCATAATGGGTAGAATGGGGAATTTCAATATTGATGGGTTGAAAAAGTTCAGGGATGGACTGAACAAGCTGCAAGACCCTGATAAATTTGTTGAAGCGTGTGCAAAGGAACTTGCTGCCCGTTTATTGCGGATGGTGGTGAAAAGAACCCCGGTAGGGGAATATCCAAAGAGTTCAGGAAAAAAAGGCGGTACTTTAAGGCGTGGGTGGACTGGTGAAAAAAGGTCATCTGCACAGAATTATGCTGATTCCCTGACTGTTCATCATTTTGGTGATACTTATGTCATTGAGATTGTGAACCCGGTTGAATACGCATCCTATGTTGAATATGGTCACAGAACCGCAAATCACAAAGGATGGGTCAAGGGTAGGTTTATGATGACCATATCTGAACAGGAACTTGAAAAGATTGCCCCGAAGGTACTTGAAAACAAGATTAAAAAATATTTAGGGGGATGTTTGAAATGATAAATTCAATAATTGAAGCAATCAGCATTTCCCTGAATGAAGAATTTGGGGATGGCTATGAAACCCACATGGAAGAAATCAAGCAAGGTTTGAAAGAACCTTGTTTTTTTATTACTTGTCTGAACCCCACAACTGAACTGTTCCTTGGAAAGCGTTATTTCCGAACCAATCAGTTTTGCATCCAGTATTTTCCTGAAACTAATGAAAAGCAAAGGGAATGTAATGGTGTGGCTGAAAGAATGTTGCAGTGCTTGGAGTACATCACAATCTATGGTGAGGATAAGCCAATCATGGGGACAAAAATGAAATATGAAGTAGTTGACGGTGTTCTGAATTTCTTTGTGAATTATGACTGTTTTATCAGAAAGACAGAGCAGCAGACACCTATGGAAAGTTTACAGGCAAGTACCAGTGTGAAGGAAGGTGGTTGATTTGGCAGTAACAAGAAAAAATACAGGCGGTGCAAAAACTGAACAGAATGAACAGAAGTTCAGCAAGGAACAGATTCTTGCATCTGCCCGGTATGCAAACAGAAGGGACTTGGTGGATGCCCTTCTTGATAAAGATAAAAGTTACACCTTTGAAACTGTTGACAACATGATTGAGAAATATAAGAAAGGACAGGTGAAATAATATGGCTTTAGGTGGCGGTAGTTTTACCACACAGAACAAGGAACTTCCCGGTGCATATATCAACTTTGTATCGGCTGCATCTGCATCTGCTACACTGTCTGACAGGGGAATTGCTACAATGCCCCTTGAACTTGACTGGGGCAAAGAAGGGGAAGTTTTTGAAGTAACCAGTGGAGATTTTCAGAAAAACAGCCTGAAAATTTTTGGGTATGCCTATGACAGTCCTAAGATGAAAGGTCTTAGGGATTTGTTCATTGGTGCTAAGACATTGTATGCGTATCGTTTGAATGGCGGTGGAACAAAGGCAGAAAATACTTTTGCAACTGCTTTATATGGCGGTACACGTGGAAATGATTTGAAGATTGTCATTCAGGCAAATGCAGACGATTCCAAGAAGTTTGATGTTATCACATACCTTGGAACAGTCAAGGTTGATTCACAGACTGTCACAAAGGCATCTGAACTTGTGGCAAATGAGTATGTGACATTTAAGACCGATGCAACGCTTGCAGTAACAGCTTCAACACCGTTATCAGGTGGTACAAATGGAACTGTTGACGGTACTGCACATCAGACTTACTTGGATAAGATTGAATCTTATACTTATAACGCAATGGGTGCAGTGGTTACAGATGAAACCACAAAGAAACTGTATGTTGCGTTCAACAAGCGTTTGCGTGATGAAATGGGTATCAAGTTCCAGTTGATTCTTTACACCATTGCTGCCGATTTCATGGGTACTATCAGTGTTAAGAACAAGGTAACTGATGATGGTTGGTCAGAAGCATCCCTTGTGTACTGGGTAACTGGTATTCAGGCGGGTTGTGCAGTCAACAAGTCTTGTCAGAATAAGAAGTATGACGGTGAATTTACCGTTGACACTGATTATACGCAGACAGAGTTGAAACAGGCAACAAAGAACGGTGAATTTGTACTTCACAAAGTAAATGCTGATGTTCGTGTTCTTGAAGATATTAACACAATGGTCACAACTTCTGATACTTGTGGTGATGTATTTAAGGACAATCAGACAATCAGGGTCATTGACCAGTTAGGTAATGATGATGCTGTTCTGTTCAATACCAAGTATTTAGGTGTTGTTCCTAACAACGCATCAGGCAGAACTTCCCTTTGGTCTGACCTTGTAAAAATCAGAAGTCAGTTACAGGATTTAGGTGCAATCGAAAACTTCAATGATTCTGATGTTACGGTTGCACAGGGCGATTCCAAAAAAGCGGTTGTGGTTACTTCTGCAATTACCGTTGTGAACGCTATGGGTAAACTTTATATGACAGTTACGGTTGCGTAAGAAAGTGGGTGATAAAAGATGAACGATAACATTACTATGAAAGCAAGGGACACCATTGCTGCAAAGTTGGCTGAATGTTTTATCACGATTGGAACACGCAGATACAACTTCATGCAGATGATTGACATGGAAGCAAAGGTTGAAAAGACCAAGACCACAGTTCCCCGCCTTGGTGCTATTATGGCGGGTCACAAGTCATGCGGTATGGAAGGTACATTTTCAGGAACTGCACATTATAACCAGTCAGTGCTTAGACAGGCACTTCTTGATTATAAGAACACAGGTCAGGATGTGTACTTTGAAATGCAGATTACTAACGATGACCCGACAAGTGAAGCGGGCAGACAGACAATCATCTTCTATGATTGCAATACTGACGGTGGTATTCTTGCAAAATTCGATGCTGACGGTGAGTATTTGGATGAAGAAATTGAAGGAACATTTGAGGATTTCTCAATGCCTGAATCTTTTGCAAATCTGACCGGATTTCTTACCAACTAAACAATGAAAAACCCCTTGTGTGAGTTTATATAACGCTCATATAAGGGGTTTTTGCTATTCAATGATAAACAGAAAGGGGACAAATAAAAATGTCAAGATTCAGTCGATTTATGAAAGCGAACAAAATCGCAAAGGCAAATGAAAAATATGCACCTACAACCACATTACAGGATGAAAACGGTGAACCGCTGAAATGGGAGTTCAAACAGATTACTTCCAAGGAAAATGAAGCGTTGCGTGATTCCTGTACCATTGAAGTCCCGGTTAAGGGCAAGCCGAACCTTTACAGACCAAAAGTGAAAACCGCTGAATACCTTGCAAAGATGATTGTGGCATCCACTGTATACCCTGACCTTTACGATAAGGAATTACAGGATTCATACGGTGTTATGACCCCGGAAGAACTTCTTTATGCAATGGTTGACAATGCCGGAGAATATCAGGACTTCACAGTTTGGATGCAGAAGTTTCAGGGATTTACCAAGAGCCTTGATGACAAGGTGGATGAAGCAAAAAACTAATTGAAGAAGGGGATGGTGAAGCAAATTATGCTTACTATGCCCTTCACAAACTTCATATTCTGCCAAGTCAATTCTTGGAAATGGATGAACAAGAAAAGGCTTTTGTAATAGCAGCTATAAAAATCAAAGTCGAAAATGACAAGAAGGAAAAGAAAAAAGCGGAAAGCAAAGCGAAGAAAAAACACTAAGAAAGGCAGGTGATAAGGGTGTCATCTATTCAGACAGGTATTGAACTTAATGACCAGTTCAGCGGTGTGTTGAACAATATTGTAAATTCAGTGAACCTTGCTGTTTCTGCAATGTATGATATGCAGCAGAGCATGAACGCAGACATTGACACAAGCAGTATTGAAGGTGCAAGGGATGAAATCAATCAGGCAACCGCAGCAATCAATCAGATGAATGAAGCGTTGCAGCATCAGACCGCACCTGACATTACCGCACCTGATATTGCACCGCCTGTTGTAGATGAAACAGGTCAGGTTGTCAATGTAGATGTGAACCCTGTCTTGCCTGACCCGCTTGTTGAAATTCCTGAACCTATCAGACCTGAAATTCAGCCAAATGCACCGCCTGAACCTGTTGAAGTGCCTGTTCAATGGCAGACTGACGGGTTGGAAGTGTTCACTGGAACAGGTGTTGAACGGTTTCAACAGGAAGTTCAGAGTGCAAACAATATGTTGAACACTTTGAACCAAACACAGGAACATATTTCACAGGTTGCAAGTGGCATGGATATTTTGCCGGATGCAGCGGTTCAGGATATGAACACAATGCAACAGCGGTTACAGGCTATACAACAGAGGATTCAGCAGATTGAGAATAACCCGGTAAACCTTGGAACAGATACCGCAAATGCAGAACTTGAACAGTTACGTTCACAGTTGAACACAGCAATTCAGGAACAAAATGAACTGAATCAGGCAATGCAGAACATGGATGTTTCTGCTGCAAACGATGCTTATTTGCGTTTGTCACAGACCGTCAGCGGAACAGAACGGTATATCAGGGACAATGTTGACGAACAGGGGCGTTTCAATCAGGAAATTCAGGAAGGTACACAACAGGCAAATGAACTGACCAACACAATCAAGAACGCTGTTTTGGCGTTTGTGAGTATTCAAAGCGTTGGGAAAGCGTTGAACATTTCTGATGAACTTGTTCAGACCACTTCCCGCCTAAATATGATGAATGATGGACTGCAAAGCACACAGGAACTTGTCAACATGGTATATGCAGCAGCACAGGATGCACGTGGTTCATTTTCTGAAATGGCAGATGTGGTTGCAAGGTTCGGTAATAATGCCGGTGATGCGTTTGGTAGTTCAGAAGAAGTTGTTGCGTTTGCAGACCTGATTCAAAAGCAGATGACGATTGCCGGGGCAAGTACACAAGAAGCAAGCAATGCAATGTTGCAGTTATCACAGGCTTTGGGTTCAGGCGTGTTACGTGGTGACGAATTGAACAGTATCTTTGAACAAGCACCTAACCTGATTCAGTCTATTGCTGATTACTTGGATGTGCCTATCGGTAAAATTCGTGAAATGGCAGCGGATGGCGAACTTTCAGCCGATGTTGTAAAAACTGCAATTTTTGCAAGTGCGGATGAAATCAATGCCAAGTTTGAAGAAATGCCTATGACTTGGGGGCAGATTTGGCAGTCAATGAAGAACACAGCAATGATTGCTTTTCAGCCTGTACTTCAAAGATTGAACGATATAGCCAACAGTGAAGCATTTCAGACATTCGTGAACAGTGCGATTGAAGCAATGGCAACACTTGCGAACATCCTTTTGAACATCTTTGACTTGGTTGCATCTGTTGGAAGTTTCATAGCGGATAACTGGTCAATCATCAGTCCTATTATTTATGGTGTTGTCGCAGCAATGGGTGCTTATTTGGCTATTTCAGCAATCGTTGCAGTTATGAACGGTATACACGCAGCATCAGAAGCAGCAAAGGCAGCGGCTCAAATGATGGCAACTGGTGCTACATTTGCAGAAACAGCAGCCCAGTATGGACTTAATGCAGCATTGGCAGCGTGTCCTATTACTTGGATAATCGTGCTTATTATCGCATTGATTGCGGTTATTTTTGCGGTATGTAATGCTATTGCAAAGATGACTGGGGTTGCAAATTCCGGGTTCGGTGTGATTACTGGCGGTGTCAATGTGGTGATTCAGTTCTTCAAGAATTTGGGTCTTACCGTTGCAAATATCGCCCTTGGTATTGGTAATGCAATCGCAGCCTTGGGAAGTAACATAATGACAGCATTTCACAATGCAATCTGTTCTGTTCAGGCGTGGTGGTATGACTTACTTTCAACCTGTTTATCAGTCATTGAAAGTATTTGTGCAGCCTTGAACAAGTTGCCTTTTGTAGAATTTGACTATTCAGGTATTTCAAACGCAGCAGATGACTATGCAGCAAAGGCAGCAGAAGCAGCCGGAAACAAAGAAGATTACACCAGTATTTCAGATGCGTTCAATGATGGTTTTTCAACCTTTGACACGTTTCAAGACGGATGGGCAGCAGATGCCTTTGATGCGGGTGCTTCTTGGGGTGATGGTGTTGCAGATGCAGTCAGCAATTTCAGCTTGTCAGATGTGTTTGGCGGTACAGATATACCAAATGTTGATGACTACACATCAGGTTTTAATGATGCAATCGCAAATTCAGGAGTTGGTGACAACCTTGGAAGTATTGCTGATGACACTGGTGCAATCAAGGACAACATGGATATTACACAGGAAGATTTGAAGTATTTGCGTGATATTGCTGAACAAGAAGCAGTGAACAGGTACACAGTCGCAGAAATTAACATTGACCAGTCAGGTATGCAGAATAACATCAGTAGCGGTGACGATATTGACGGATTTATGACAAAACTGACAGATTCAGTGAATGAAGCGGTTGATAATATGACGGAAGGGGTGCATGAGTAAATGGCGTATGATGTATACTTGAAAAATTGTCTGTTACCCGTCACCCCTGAAAAGATACAGACAAAAATCAATAACAAAAATAAGACGGTAACACTTATCAATGAAGGTGAAATCAATATCCTGAAAAAAGCGGGGTTGACCGACATTGAATTTGAATGTGAAATACCACAGGTAAAACATCCTTATGCAGTCTATAAGTCAGGCTTTAAGGATGCCGGGTATTTCTTTGACATTTTTGAAGAACTGAAAAAGAGTAATAAACCGTTCCAGTTCATTGTATGCAGAAAAACCCCAGTTGGGAAACAACTGCTGAACACGAACATCAAGGTATCAATGGAAGATTGGAAAATCACAGAAGATGCTAAAAAAGACGGTTTTGATTTCAGGGTAAAAATCAACTTGAAGCAGTACAGGGAATACGGGACAAAAACGGTGAACATTCAGATTGCAGCATCGAAGCCAAAGGCAAGTGCTGAACCTAAACGTGAAACCAACAATTCACCCGCCCCGGCATCTGCACAAACCTACACAGTAGTAAAGGGTGATTGTCTTTGGAACATTGCAAAGAAGTTTTATGGTAACGGTTCAAAGTATACGGTCATCTATAACGCAAACAAGGGTGTCATTGGTGGCAATCCTAATTTAATTTATCCGGGACAAGTTTTGACGATTCCGGCAGCATAGAAAGGGGTGTTTGAAATGAATGTTGAACTATTGGTTGGGAATGAATCAGGAACAAAAGTGTACCAACCCGCAGTTCAGGAAGGAATTGAATGGTCAACAGAACGAAAAGACACCCCCGGTAAACTGGTTTTCAAAGTCCTGAAGGATGACATTCTTGATTTTTCAGAAGGTAGTCCTGTCAGGATGAAAGTTGACGGTGACAATGTATTTTTTGGTTTTGTGTTCAAGCAACAGCGGGCAAAAGACCAAATTATCACAGTCACCGCCTATGACCAGTTGCGATATTTGAAAAATAAAGACACAAAAGTGTATGAAGGGAAAACTGCTTCACAGTTTACAAAAATGATAGCAGATGACTATGCACTGAATGTTGGCACATTGGAAGATACCGGGTATGTCATAGAATCAAGGGTTGAAGAAAATACTTCACTGTTTGAAATGATTGCAAACGCCCTTGACCTGACCTTGACAAATACCGGGGAAATGTATGTTTTGTATGACGATTTTGGAAAACTGACACTGAAAAGCCTATCTTCAATGTATGTGGGTGTTCCGGGTGCATACCTGATGATTGATGAAGAAACAGGTGAAAACTTTGACTATACTTCATCTATTGATGAAAACACCTATAACAAAATCAAGTTGACCTATGACAATGAAGATACTGGTTACAGGGAAGTTTATATTGCACAGGATTCTTCCAACATCAATAAGTGGGGAATCTTGCAGTATTTTGACACATTACAGAAGGGTGAAAATGGTCAGGCAAAGGCTGATGCACTTTTGAAGTTATACAACAAAAAGACCCGTAACCTGAAAATTACAAATGCCCTTGGTGACAATAGGGTCAGGGCGGGGTCAATGGTAGTAATCAACCTTGACCTTGGAGATATAAAGCTGAAAAACTGGATGCTTGTTGAAAAATGCAAGCATACCTACAAGGAAGGTGAACATTGGATGGATTTGACACTTAGAGGGGGTGAATTTGTTGCCTGATGCAAATGAACTTGT